ATGGCACTATTCAAGGCAGTAGTTAGAAGAGCGAGGAAAGATGGCTTCTGGCAAGTTTATATCCGTGTTTGTGTTGATAGGCGGTTGGGTTATATCACGACCGACAAGTGTGTAACGAGTAAAGGATTGGGTAAGGGAAATGAGATAATAGACCCTTATGTCCTGCAATATTGCTCCAGCCTCATCATTGAGTACAACGATAGGCTCAACAGAAAAGACACATCGAGGTGGACTGTAAGACAGGTGGTGGAATATCTCCGCACAGCTGACACAGATTTATGTTTTAGCGAATATGCACGGCTTCACATCGACCGTATGATTGACCGTGGACAGCAGCGCAATGCACGCAATTACCAGTTAGCACTCCAGCATTTGGAGCGTTTTTGTGGGACAATGAAGATAATGTTTGATGAATTGACCTCTCCCACCGTGAACAGATGGATACAGACATTAGAGCTTACGAAGCGAGCCAAGGAGATGTACCCTGTGTGTATGAGACAAGTATTTAAGGCTGCCATCATGGAATATAACGACTACGACAATGGGCTTATCCGTATCAAGACTAATCCATGGGCAAAAGTGAAGATACCAGCTGCAGACAGAACGGAAAAGCTTGCCATCAGCCCAGAAATGTGTCGTGAATTCTTTTCTGCCCCTCTCCCAGAAAGCAAAATGAAAAGCCCTTTGCCAGAGTTTGGACGTGATGTGGCTAAAATGATACTATGCCTTGCTGGTATCAATACCGTAGACCTCTACGAGTTGAGAAAAGAAGACTATCAGGATGGACGCATCTGTTACCGCAGGGCGAAGACACGCAAGATAAGACGTGATGAGGCTTACATTGAAATGCGTGTTGAGCCTATTCTTCTGCCGTTGTTTGAGAAATACAAGGCTGACGAAAACGACTCATACCTGTTCAACTTTCATTCTCGTATGACAACAAGTGACAGTTTCAATGCAAATGTGAATACAGGGCTTCGCAAGGTATGCGAGAGTATGGGTATGCAAAAAGATGAGTGGTTTTCGGCATATACTTTTCGACATACTTGGGGTACGGTCGCACAGAATGACTGTGACGCAACTATTGACGAGGTTGCTTTTGCTATGAACCACAGCAATGGACATGCTGTAACGAGAGGGTATATCAAGTTGGATTTCTCTCCTGCCTGGGAACTTAACAGGAAAGTGATTGATTTTATTTTCTTTTCTACTGCTAAGAGCAAGCAAGGATGTGCGCATGGTGTTGATGAGCCGAAGACCGATACATTCAGAATTGCACCCAAATACATGATATACGCAAGAGCATATTTCAGAGGGCAGATGCTTGCAGAGGTTTCAGATATTGGTTTTTCAAATATCGACGAGGTAATATCTCGCCTCGTGCCGCAGCTGCCTGGTACTATCCCATTGCGTTGTGCAGTACAGTTTCGACTAAAAAACGTGGATACCGACCGTGAAGCGGTATACGAACGCACAAAAGGAAAAGGTTTCTGATTTTTTTCTCATAACCGATTTGCAAATTGCAAGTCGGTTTTTTCATGCCATATCACTAAATGTTAATGAATTGAAAAATAAAAATTCTCTCACGCACACGTATGCACGTATCGTCGTCGAATATATTCCATTATTATGTTATTTATGAGTGTAACGAATAAATAATATAATATTCCTTATTCCATTACGCGCGCGCGCGAGCTTGACTTTTGCTTCCCCGAAAAAAACACTTTGGTTGGCGTTTGGTTCACGTTTGGTTGGCGTTTGCTACCCTTTTGGTTGGCGTTTGCTACCCTTTTGGTTGGCGTTTGCTACCCTTTTGGTTGGCGTTTGCTTGAATGTTAATAGATTTAACAGACAGAGAGCTAAAAGTGGAAGATTTTGCTATCCGTTTGGTTGGTGTTTGGTTGGTGTTTGGTTGGTGTTTGGTTCACAAAAAAGGCGTCCCATACTCACGTACAGAACGCCTCAAACAATCTTCTAACCTTAATTTAACTATGAAACCCTAAGCGAAAATTAAATTATAGCACTTCTACAAGTAGAAGAATTAGACGTTACTCTTCTTCTTCCTCCTCGCAAAGTTCACGTAACTTATCCTCAATTGTAAGTGATACGTTATGTGTGTTGATATTTGCATCAACAGCCTTGAGTTTTGCTTGATGAAATTCCAATAGGCGAAGCTCTGCATTAACACGGTCATCAGCAGCTAAACTCATCTGGTCAATCTCGAACTGCGTGAGACCATCTTCTACTATTTCTGTGAAGTATTTCACGGAGTGAGCTCTTATGAACCCTTTAAGTGGGTTGTCTTTGTTTGGCGTACCTTTCACACGCCCTCCCGTTTTCATTCCTTTCATACGACAATACTTAAAATATGAGTACAAAGATAGTATAATAACTTAGCACACAAATTATAAGTATTGTAACATAAACTTATTCAGACTATGTTAGGAAGTATTATCGGAGCAGGTGTCGGAGCTGCTGCTTCTATCTTTGGAGGTATCAGTGCTTCAAAGGCTATAAAGAAGATGAAAGCTAATCTTGAAGAGCAGCGTAAGAAGAATCAGAATTGGTATGACCAGCGTTATAATGAGAATGCAACACAGCGTGCAGATGCGCAGCGTATTCTCACCAAGACGGAGGAATCATTTCGCAACAGAAACCGTGCGGCACAGGGTGCTGCTGCCGTGATGGGCGGTACAGAGGAAAGTGTTGCAGCAACGAAAGCGGCGAACTCACAGGCTTTGGCAGATGCCACAAGTCAGATTGCTGTTAATGCAGAGGCACGTAAAGACCAGATTGAGCAAACCTATCAGCAGAACGACAGTAATATTCAGAACCAACTGAATGCCTTAGAACAGAAGAAAGCAGACGCAATCAGTCAAGCTGCACAGGGTGTCGCTTCTGCGGCATCCAATATTGGAAGCTCAATGTAAGATATACGAAAAGTTATGACGAAAATAGGATATGACGAAGTAAAGCCTGCTACAGCTCCACAAGGTAAAATACCTCCAGCTATAGACAGGTCATTGCAAGGAGCCCCAGGCAGTCAGCCGAGCGAGCAGGCTACGGTTAAGCAAGAAGCGGAAGTACCTACCAATGTGCAAAATAATACCGCATCTACTACACCAGCCTCAACTGTATCACCAACTGTATCATCAACAACTCCAGATAGTCATAAGGCAGACCTCATCGGTTACGATAATCAGATAGACATCTTGAAGAAAGCACAGGCAGACTATGCCAGTGCTAACGAAACCGAGGAGCAGCGCAAGAAGAGGGAGAAGAGAGAGAAATCGAAGCGTGTTATAGCTGCTGTAGGTGATGGCATAAGAGCTCTGTCTAATCTCTACTTTACTTCACAGTACGCTCCTAATATGTATAACCCCGATGATACTCAATTGGCGAAAGTGGATGCACGACAGGAGAAACTGAAAGCAGAGCGAGAGGCTAACAGGGATAAGTACCTCAATTACTCATTGAGAATTGGCGACCTTGAGAATGATAGAGCCAAGACAGTTAGAGAAATGGAGGCACAGGCTGAAAAACTTAGACTCGCACGAGAGAAAGCCAATAGAGAACAGGAGGAACACCAGTGGCTTTCAGACCTACAGCCAGACAAAAAGCGTGAGCAGACTGCTAAAGCGGACGCAGCTGATAGTGTTGCTAAAACGAAAAAGGTTGAGGCTGATAATGCTGATGCAATACAAAAAGCGAAACTCAAGACAGAGCAGGAACGAGGAAACACAGAGAAGACAAAGCAAACTGTTAATAAAGCTACTGCTAACTTGAGAGGAGCGCAGGCTGTAGAAAGTGGTGCAAAGGCAGCCAATCAACGTGCAGGAGCAGTAGCCCATTATGCAGCTGCAAGAGCGAGTGACCGTAGTAACGTCAGTGAGTTCTCTGCGTATGACTCTAAAGGAAGAGAACATAAGTTCCGAACGAAAGATGCCGCAGATGCTTACGCTAAGCAGCATGGAACATTCCACGAAGAGAATAAGACAGACAGGACTACAACTACGGAAAAGGATAAGCGAGGGCATACTACAACTCGTACGGACACAAAGACATCGAATAGTGGCGGTTATTCCCAAAGTCCAAAGAAACGGTTTTCTTCTTTTTCCATTCACAAATAAATCATTAGATTATGCCGATTAATCCAAAAATAAAGCAGATATACGACACTCTTAAAGAGGGTGGCGCAGATGTAGGTTCAGAAAAAGAGTTCAACGACTACTTTTTAGCCAAAGGCAAAGACGGCTACAATAACCGCAAGGAAGTATTTAATACCCTTAAAGAGGGCGGTGCAGATACTGGTAAATCCTACGAGGAGTTTGCCGGATGGCTGGGATTGCATGCTGTCAAGCCCAAGCCTGCCACGCCCCAGCATACTGTTCAGGCAACAAATCCGGCACCTGCAAGACCTGTCCGTACACAGCCCACAAGACAGCAGAAATCAAAGGACGGACCTATGACTGCTGCCGAAAAAGCAAGTATGATAAGCAATGTAGGAGATATTGTACGAAGCACGCAAGCGGGATTGCAACGCACGAGAAACATGATGACCTATGCCAAGAAAAAAGCAGAGCTACATGTTGAGCCTGTAAAACTTGGGCAAAAATCCAATGTGGTGGAGACTGCCAAGCAGTATAACCCGAAAACAGGCAAGATGCAGCCGCACTACTTGACAGAGGCAGGAAACGAGTATGATTATAAAGTACAGGCTGACATGGAGCAGACGGCTATCGATGAGCAGAAGCGACGTGAGTTAGACCCTGTGCAATCGCAGTTAGAGGATGCATACAGTGAGCGAGACCGACTGGAAGAGGCTGTAAGTGCACGCCGTAAAGAACTGGAGGATGAGTACAATAGCAGACCTTGGTATCAGCGCGTACTCACGGAGATGGGTAAGGCTGCACACTCCGACATGGACCCTGCCGCTACTGCTACCGACCCAGAACACATGGGCTTTGAGCAAGATGAGCAGTATATGCAACTGATGTCGGCCATTCGCAAGAACCGCCAGACCATACAGACGCTGGAGGATAAGAAGAACGGCAAGATGAACAGTTTCTGGCACTCTTTGGGCACTGCACTCACTAACGGATACACTTTTGCTGATGGACTGCCCGAAATGCGAGATGCAACAGCCATACTCAACGCACAGAAACACATTAACAGCATCAACCGCAAACGGCAGACGGGACAGGCTCTCACAAAGGAAGAAGCAGCAGCGGAAGCCGTATTGCGCAATACACAGACCGATAATGTAGTACAAGGAACGTATGGCAGCGAATACGGAGCATGGGGGCGTGCTGGCAGCGGAATGGCACAGAGCATTGACTTCATGAAAGACTTCCTGTTATTGCCAGGTGCCGGTAGTATTGCAAAAGGTGTTGCAGGTAAGGTGGCAGGAATTGGTGGAAAGTATCTTGCAAAGAAAGCAGGTGAAACCGCTGTTAAAGCAACTGCAAAGGCTATCGCACGAGCTACTCTTAAGGCAACAGGTGTTGTGGCAGGTGCGCACGCTGCCGGTGCTGTAATCAGTAACACGACAGGTATAGGGCGCACTGCTGCCAAGATGGGGCAGTTGAGTGCCGGCGATGTAAGCATGGATAAGAACGGCAACTACAAAATAGAAAACCAGCAAGACCTGATGAGTGCTTTTGCGGAAGCAGAGCGTGAGCAGGCACGAGAGAATGGCTCTGAAATGTTCGGTGAGTTCATACCGGGAGGAAAGGTGCTAAGCACTGCCAGCAAGAAAGCATTAAGCAAGATAGGTCTTGGGAAAATATCAGACATGCTGACCAGTATCGGTAACAAAGCATGGTATAAGAACTACACAAACCTGCTTAGCAAGGGTGGATATAACGGCATACCGGGTGAGGCTTTAGAAGAGTATGAGGGTATGTTCTTTGATGCAATTACAGGACACGCCGATGAAGCGGTGCGGGATTTCACCGACCCGAAGCAGCAGGTGGACATTTGGTTAGGGTGTGCCACTATGGGTGCGCTCATGGGAGCCGTACCTATGGGGCTGCATATTCAGGGCTACTATAGATACAAGCACGGCATGGACAGGGCGGACAGGGCGGCTGATTTTCGCCTTACTCCCGATAGATGGCAGCCACTAAAAGAACAGATAGACCAGACCGATAACGGCAATATGTCCGGGTTTGTTGTGGACAACATATTGAACAACAAGAAACTGGAGCCGCAGGAGAAAGAAGCCGCTATGGACTATGTGCGCAATCTTACCAAGTTCCGTGGTTTCAATATAGCACAGGTGAACAACGCCGATGAAACGGCGAGAGAAACACAGGCAGAAAGCATTGAGCCGCAGGACGAGGAACGCAGACAGCAGGACAATGACCGCCAACAGGCATACGAGATGGGGCGTGAGGCTGCTGATACGGCAGGCACAGAGGGCGACCGTTCAGATGCCGATGCAGTTGTGCTTCGTCTCCGTGAAGCCTACGATGAAATCGAGCGAGTATTTGCTGATGATGCCGAAATGCGCCTTGCCCAGCTTGAAGATGACCCTTGGGAAGTGATGAATGACCAATCGCTCACTCCTGACCAGCAGGATGCAGTGGTATACTTCGTCAATTCCAAGGCTGCGATGGAGGGACTGAACGATGCCGCCAACGAAAAAGGCGACAACAAACATGATGAAGCCGCACGACAAATAGAGCAGCGTACTAACAAACAGAGTGGTATGATACACCCTGCAACGCTGAAAGTCGATGACCGACAGGTTTATATTGTCAGTGGCAATGTAGCCATGTTCCCTGATGGGTCCGCTGTGGATATTCATCATTCATCGGAGAGTGTTGTCGTATGTGATGCCGAAACAGGTGAGATGAAATTCATATCGCCAGATCAAATCTACAAGGTAGATGAGCCAATGGACCCTGACATAGAGTTGCAAGCTGCTGATGAGGCAATCAGGGCAGAACAACAGGTCGTTTTAGGTAATGACACAAAAGAAGTACCCGAACAGGCGGAAGAGGTTGCCAATGATGGTGTTGCTTCTGATGTACAGAATGAAAATGAGGTAAATATACCACAAAGTGGGAATATACCACAAAACAGCATAGAAAGTGAGGTAAATTTACCACAGAACGAAACTGATGTCCAGGCGCCATCAGCCTTAAATCGTATTCCAAAAGGTGATAATGGTGAGCCGTTGCTTGAACAGACAGACCCTGAAACCGCATGGGATGGTGTAGTAGAGTACATGGAAGACGCTGACGACGCACAGGAATATGTAGAAAGCATGGTGGCACAGCTTACCAAGGATGTTGACAATGCGAAGAAAGCTGTCAGCAAGGTAAAGCCAAGTGCAGATATGGCAAAGTTCAAAGCTGATAAGGCAGCTGCAAGGCAGATACAGGCAGATGCAGAAGCACGACTTGATAAGTGGTTGCAGATTTCTAACGTGAATAAAGCACGCAAGCAGGCAGAACTCAATCGTATCAATGCAGAGCGTGCAGAGGCTGACCGCATTGCACGTGAAAAGGCTGTGGCAGAACTTGCAGAACAGAAGCGTGTTGAGGCTGAGAAGAAAGCCGAACAAGAGGCTATCGGTGCACATGCCGTTAATCCGAAGATAAAAGAGAAGTGGGACGTTGCTCCTAAGGTTATAGGAAATGCTGATGTTATAACTCTACCTGATGGTAGTAAGTTGCGTGGTCATTATGTGCTTACAGAAGCTGGAGCAGCTACGGCAAGTCATGATGTGAATAACGCATACAAGCCAACAGAGGGATTCCCTATCGATGAAAACGGACAGAGTGTGAACGATAGAGATTACGAGCGTGATGAAGATGCACGTAAGATTTCACGTAGCATAGCTGATAACTACGATAGTAGAGCGTTGCAAGCAGTTACTGTTGTAGATAATAACGGTATTACACTAAGTGGTAACGGACGCAATATAGCTGGTGAACTTGCAGCACAGCAAGGAACAGACGGTGCATATATTGACTATCTGCGTGAATTCTCACAGAAGTACGGACTTACAGCAGAGCAGGTTCAAAGTATGCAGCACCCTCGTGTACATTTTGTTCCTGATGAAGTATTACCATACGATGCTGCTACATTCGCACGCTTCAATGCACAGGAAATGAAGTCACAGAGCAAGCCAGAAGCTGCGGTAAAACTCGGCAAGGTTGTTCCAGACAATACATTCGGCAATATTGTACGCTCACTGGCACAGTACGACCGTCTGTCTGATTTCTATGCAAATGAGAAAGATGCTAACGGAGCTATCATGGAACTTGTCAAGGCTGGTGTTGTTAATGATAAGCAGCTGCCAGAACTACGTACAGGTGATGCTCTTAGTGCTGCAGGACGTGAGTTGTTGGAAAACACCCTCATTGGTAAAGTGTTCCAGAGTAACCCTGATGCAGTACGACAGATTATTGCACAGCCAGGAATTAAGCAGTCTATTGTGATGGCTCTCAGTGAGATTGCACACAACCGTACTCTTGATAATGGTTACGACCTTAGCGAGGAACTCTCAAACGCTGTAGACCTTGTAGTAAGGGCTAAGCAGGCAGACCCAGACACCTACAAGGAGGGTATGCCTGTATCACCATTTGGTCGCCAGCAAGGGTTGTTCGATGATGAGCTTGGAGATAAGCGTATAACGGATGCAACCACTCTGTTGCTTGCTGACATTCTCAACAGCACAAAACCGAGCGACCTGCGAAAGGTTCTTGCAACTTATAATGGTGAGGGTGAAACGGCAGCCAACGGACAGTTGGATATCTTTAGTGGCGACCTCAGAAATAAAGAGGAAATTCTTACAGATATAAATAAACATTTTATCAATGCAACAGCAAAAGAACAACAAGCCCTTGTCGATGCAGCCATCGCAGAGCGTAAGCGGAGAGCTGCCGAAGCAGCAGCTACCGAACAAAGTGGAGGAAACGATACAGCTGAACAAGCTGCGTCTGTTGAAACGAGCAGTGGACAGCCTCAACCAGTACCAGTAGAAACTACTCCTATTGGCACAACGTCTACACCTGCTGAAGTTCAGGCACAGCGTGAACAGACAGAAACTAATCCAACCGAAGCGCAGAAAGAAGCAGGTAACTATCGCAAGGGGCATATCAAAGTAGATGGTTATGACATCGCACTTGAAAACCCCAAGGGAAGTACTCGTAGCGGTAAGGATGCAAACGGTAAGGAATGGAGTATAACCATGAAGCACGACTATGGTTATATCCGTGGTACGAAGGGAACAGACGGAGACCATATTGATGTGTATTTGTCAGACAATCCAACGGCAGGTAATGTATATGTCGTAGACCAAGTCAATCAACGGACAGGTGATTTCGACGAACATAAGGTAATGTATGGCTTTAACTCAATGGAAGAAGCTGTACAAGCATACCGTGACCAATACGAAGATGGTTGGAAAGTTGGTGCAGTCACCGAGGTAAGTCGTGAGGAGTTTAAGAAGTGGGTGGATAGTTCTGCCCGCAAGACGAAGCCATTTGCAGATTACAAGACTGTTAAACCCCTTGATACAGAACGCACACAAGCAGGAGAAAATTATGTGCATAATTCAGAAGAAATTATGCACGTGGACAAGAAACCTGCAGAAAGTTCCGAGAAATACACTATTACTCCTACCCAATATACTAATAAGAAGGGTAAAACGAGTGATATGTATCTCGTCAAGTTCAATCATGAGTTGAGCAAAGAAGAGAAAGTTGCTGCAAAGACTTTCATTAGCGAGCCATTGGCAGAGGGCAAACGTACCCCAAGAGGTTGGTATGACCGTGAAAAAGAGGGGTATATGATGCGTAGCGAGGAAGCTGCAAAGCAGTTAGGCGATATGATGGCTGATGAGGTTGCAGTTGCAGACCAACAGCCAGTAACGGTGAAAGATTATCGCAACGCAGTAGCACCAGCAGCTACTCACAACGAGCAGGAGAAGAAACCATCTAATACCGTTTCCGTAGAAGACGCTGCCATCCAAGATATAGAAGCTAAGGTTTACAAACCAGAGAATAAAGAGGGTGGACTTGACTTTAATGGCGATGTCAGTAAGGAGGATTTCAACGATGCACTTAAAGACTTACGTAGTTTATTGGGCGTATCAGACGACGAGGGGGATGTAGGTATTCTCTTCCGTGATGATGACGAACTTACCAAGGAGCAACGTAAGAAGATTAAAGCTGCAGGCCTTAGCGTAACACAGGTACTCGTTGATAATGGTATGGTTAAGTTCTCTGACTACGCCAATAAGATGGTTAGCCTCATAGGAGATAAAATTCGTCCATGGTTGAAATCTTTCTATGAGGGTATTCGTTGGGAGCCAGGCTATGAGAGTGTGGAGTTCACGCCAAGCGATGAAGTAGCAAGGTTTGATGTACAGAATTTCGATAAGCCTACTCCAGACATATTGAAACAAGCTGAAATGGTTGTTGCTGAACAGAAAGCAGCAAAGATTTCCAAGCAGACAGAGCAAGAAGTTAAAACAGAGCGTAACGAAAAAAGAAAAGAAGATGAGAAACAAACAGAAGCAAATACAGCAGCTATTGCAGAAGAAGCAGGAACTGTTGCAAGCAAAGCAAGAACTGTTGCAAAAAGAGCAACAACTGACACAGAAGTAAGGAATGCCACCGAAAAAGTAGATGCTACACTTGAAAAGGTTAATAACCAGTTGGCACTTCTTGGCTACTATGAAGCTGATAAGGTAGCGAAAGACTTTAATGAAGCGTACGGCTATATGCGTAATGCTGAGAAGAAAGCAGTCAAGGATGCTACCACTTTAGCAAAGCGCATAGCCTATGACCTTGGTGTAGATGTATATGAGGCAACTCATACAGCACCGGGTAAGAATGGTAAGCGCAAGAGTAAGCCTCTGGCTGTTGCAAACATTGCACCTATTGGGGGTGAAATTACTATTCATCTACCACTGGAAGATGGGAAGAACTTGAGTATCTATATCATCTTAAAGGCTAATGATACAAAGGGTAGCCTTATACAAGGAGATAATCTCGAAGTCGGAGACATCATGTATCGTCTTGAAAATCCTAATGCGAGCGGTCAAGAGCGATATGGAGTGAATAATTTTGCAGGTCCTGATATTACCTACAACGAGCTGATAGAAGGTATCAATAGAGTTATACACTCTACGAATAAGGTAATTCTAAGCAAAGAAAATGTTGTTTCTTCTGACTTACCCGAGTTCAATATTGGTGACAAGGTAATGTACAAGGGCAAGGAGGCAACCCTTTATGACATTGATAAGGCTGACAATAATAGACCAATTCTTGATACTGGTTTAGCACCTATTATGTATGAGGTTGCTAACTGGGAAGAACTCTCTCCTGTTGCAAAGTCAAATAAAGCAATCATAGAAAAAGAAGAAAAAGTAAGTACAGAGAAAGAAAAGCCAGCAAAAAAGAACAACTCAAAGAAAAAAGATGTATCTTTGAAGCGAGAGCCGACAGTCGGTGATTTGTTTGGCGATTTGTTTGATAACAATGATTTAGACAGCAAAGACAATGACACAGCAAGAGCTCGACAGGCTGAAAGTAGCAGCCGAGAAAATGGGACGGTGGGCAGTATATCTACTGAGCGAGACGGAGTACTGGACACCCGAAGCACTGGAACAGCTGACGGAGAAGAAACTGCAAGAGTTTCAGACACGGCAGGCACAGTGGCTGATGGAGAACGAAAGGAACTACTCGGACAGCGGAGCAGCAGAAGCACTTCGAGAGGAAATCACGGAGATGGTGAAGCAGAACGACCGATGCCTGAACGAGGACAACGCATCGGAGATAGAGATGATGCGAATGGACGAAGTGCCATTGCCAGAGCTACTGACGAAAGCCAAAGAACTTCTCGACCAGCAGCAGGAAGCAGTGAGCAGCTGGTACACGGTGAAGCCAGACGAGGAGGACGAGGAGGAAATGTAGCCTCAGCCAAACAGCCTGAACCAAAATTTAAGCGCAACTATCTATATCCTGAAAACTCTTCGGAGGTAGATAATATGACACCTCAACAGCGACTACGGTCGAATGTTGAGGCTTTGGAGGTTGTGCGTACCTTAATGAAAGAGGGACGTGAGGCTACTGCGGATGAGCGTGATGTACTTGGTCGCTATTGTGGATGGGGAGGTGTAGACTTAGGCAGAGCCTATTCTACCGACATGATGCGTAGAAGTTCTAATGGAAGATGGGGGACGCAGACAGAAAATGATAAACTGCTTTCACGTCTTGCGGATATTATTGATGAACTCGACCCAGAGGGAAAGCGTGGCGTCTTATCTGCTATCAACCGTGCTGCCCTAACATCATACTATACCCCTACAGCTGTAGCAAAAACCTTAAACGACTTTGTAGAACTTGCAGGTTTTAAGGGTGGTAATATGCTTGACCCATCTATAGGTAGCGGTATTTTTGAAGGTACGATGTCAAAGGCTGTGCAGCAGAGCACAATGATACATGGTATCGAACTTGACTGGCTGACAGGTCAGATTGCAAGAAACCTTTATCCAGATGCAAATGTGCTTGTTACAGGCTATGAGCAGGCTGGCATAGCAGACAATGCCTATGATGTGGTAATGAGTAATACCCCATTCGGAGACCTTAGTGTTACAGACAAGACATGGAAGCATGATAGTAGTCCTGTACGCAAGGCTGCGCAAAACCGTATCCACAACTACTTTGCTGTGAAGATGCTTGACAACACTCGCCCAGGTGGTTTGTGTGTCATCATGACCAGCAATGCTATTCTTGATACTAAGAGTAATCAGATAATTAGAGAACATCTTGCAGACAAAGCAGAGGTGTTGGGAGTAGTACGTCTACCAGACAATACATTTAAGGGTGCAGGTACATCTGTTGTAACGGATGTAATCTTGTTACGTAAATACAAGAACGAAGCAGACCGCATTGCAACTCGTGGCAACGAAACCTATACTACTAATATTGAGAAGCCTTTCCTTTCATCTGGTGAGTTACAACTAAAGAACCCAACTGATGGAAAAACTTACGATGTAACCGTGAATGGTTATTTCACCAAGAATAAGGATATGATGATTGGTGATGGTAAGGCAGGAGGTCAATACAGAGCCGATGAATTTGGTCTTAGTAGTACTATGAGTACAGATGAGATAGCCAAGTCTATACGTAATTTGGTAGAAAAGAAAATAGTTGCAGACCGTAAGGGTAAACTATTTGATACTCATAAGACCGAGCGAGAGGTGAAGCAAGCTGTCTCAGAAGCCTATAAAGGTGACGGTAACTATATCAGTAGCGGAAATATTGTAGAACAAGATGGAATGATAGGTGTAGTAACCAGCACCAAGAATAAGTATGGTGATGTGACTACGACCTTTAATGAAATACCATCATTGAAAGGTAAAGCAGAACGCATTGAGGCTATGTTGCCTATTCGTAAGGCGATGAAGCAACTTATTGATATGCAGATACAAGGTGTGGATAACAACCATCTTGAAGAAGCACGAACAGAGTTGCAGAATACGTATGACGCTTTCGTGAAGAAATATGGTCGCTTGAACGATAAAGCTAATGATTTCCTTACAGAAGATATTGACGGCTATACCCTACGTTCTTTGGAGAAATACAAAGATAGTAAGTTTGTTGGTCTATCGGACATCTTCACAAAGAACACCATCAAGCCTGCACTTGATATGACAACTGCCAAGACACCACAGGATGCAATTAGCCTTTCTCTTGCTGAATATGGAGAAATCAAACCATCATTCATGAAAGATGTATTAGGTGAAAACTGGACAGAGCAATGTGGTGATATACTATTCAAGACACCTTTTGCAGAAGATGAGTATGAAACAGTAGATGCTTATCTAAGTGGCGATGTGAAAACCAAATTAGAGCAGGCACGAGCAGCGGCAAAGGAAGATGCAACCTTACAGCGTAATGTAGATGCACTTGAAGCGGTACAGCCAAAAGATATACCATTTGAGGATATCAGCATACGAATGGGTGCAAGATGGATTCCAGCAGAGGTATATACAGATTTCATGTATGAGCAATTTGGTATTCCTAAATATATACATCGAGACAACAAGAGCGGAGTTGAATACTTGCCAGAGGTGGACCAGTATGTGGTGAATGTCGCAAAGAACGAACTCGGAGGTGAGGCTGACGCATGGCGTACCAGCCGCAGGAGTGCATCGGAGGTGTTTACCGCAGCTCTGCAAGATAAGAGCTTATCAGTATTTGATACCATTAAAGAAGGTGGTAAGGAAACAAAAGTCCTCAACAAGGAGGAGACCGAACTGCTGAATAACAAGATACAGGATTTGCGCACAGCCTTTGAGGACTGGATTGGTCAGAACCCAGAGCGTGAGGAAATGCTGATGCGATTGTACAATGATAAGTTCAATCGTACTGTGTTGCGTAAGTTTGATGGCTCTCATCTCAATGTTGCAGGACTTATGGGTAAAGAGCTGAGACCTCATCAGAAAGATGCCGTTTGGATGCTTATCAACAACCGTGGTGGTATTGTAGACCATATTGTGGGTGCAGGTAAGACTCTTGTAATGCAGAGTGCTATCATGGAAATGCGACGTATGGGTATTGCCAAGAAACCTATGATTATCGCTTTGAAGTCTACCGTTGCACAGATAGCTAAAGAGTTTAGAGAAGCTTACCCAGCTGCACGCATACTGGCACCGACCGAAAAGGACTTTGCTGCAAACAACCGCAAGAAGTTCATGGCTCAAATAGCACTCAACGACTACGATTGTGTGATATTGAGCCACGACCAGTACAATATGCTGCCACATACGGATGAAGTGGAGCGCAGTGTCATCGATGAGCAGATGGCGCAACTTGACAATGCAATTGAATTCCTGTATGGACAGGATGATAAATCCCAGCTTACCAAGAAGCAGATAAAGGGCTTGGAGAAACGAAAGAACAATCTTGAAACCAAACTCACCAATCTGCTTGACAGAAAGATAGACCGAGAGTTTACATTTGAGGGACTTGGTGTTGACTACCTTTTTGTAGATGAATGTCAGCATTTCAAGAGTCTACCTTATGTAAGTACATACGACCGTGTAGCTGGTCTTGGTGATAAGAAAGGTAGCCAGAAAGCCATAGCCCTGCTAAATGGCGTGCGCTATCTGCAGAAGATGCACCAAGGCGACCAAGGAACAGTGTTCCTGTCAGGCACGACTATCAGCAACAGTCTTAGCGAGATTTACCACTTGCTTAACTACTTACGTCCTTCTGAAATGGAACGATTAGGTATGACAACCTTTGATGCTTGGGCAGGTAACTTTGCTATACACACAGCAGAATTGGAGTATGGAGTAACCAGTGAACTGAAAGAGAAAGACCGTTTCCGCTCACTGACCAATATTCCAGAGTTGGCTAAGATGTATGCGGAGATTGCCGATGTACGTAACGACTTGAACCTCAAGCTGCCGAAACCGAAGATGCGCAGCCATATTGTTACAGTCCCACAGACAGAACTCATGCAGGAAATTAATCGTGAGATAGTGAACATGGTGAAGGGTAAAGATGGCAGTTACTTCAATATCATCAGTAACGATAATACTCCGTGGGGACTGCTTGCCAGCACTCTTTCCGCAAAAGCTGCTATCAATCCTCGTTTGATAGACGAGAGTTGGGAATCAGAGGGAGGAAAGATACCTGCTGTCTGTGAAAATGTCAAGAAGATTTATGACCAGTTTGCAGAACAGAAAGGCACTCAACTCATCTTCTGTGATACAGGCGTACCTGGTAAGGGAAAGAAATACGATGCCTATTCCGATATTATCAATCGTCTTGTAAATGACTATGGTATACCTCGTAAGGAAATTGCCGATATTCATGAGGCAAACACCGATGAGAAACGTAAGGAGTTGTTTGCCAAGGTGAATGATGGTAGTGTGCGTATTCTCATTGGTGGTACAAAAAATATGGGTACAGGTGTGAATGTGCAGAAGCGCATTGTTGCCATGCACCATGTAGATGTACCTTGGACACCAGCCGACCGTGAACAGCGAGAGGGACGTGGAGTTCGTCAAGGTAACGAAATTGCACGAGACTTCAATGATGATAATGTAGATGTTTACTTCTATGCTACCGAGGGTAGTCTTGACATGTACAAGTATCAGTTACAGGAAACTAAAGGTAAATTATTCGCTCAGTTTAAGAGTGGAACCATTGGTGACCGTACATTTGATGAGGGCGATGCAGAGGGCGATTTTGACCCTGCAGAGGTTGTTGCCATGCTTTCAGGTAATCCTGTCATCTTTGAGAAATCAAAGCAAGACAAAAAGGTGGAAAAGCTACGTCGTGCCAAGAGAGCTTATGAAAGCGATTGGCAGCGCAGACACGCTCGATATGAGAACTTACAAACAAAGAAGAGGAATTATGAACGTCTATTATCTTTGAATGCCAGCGATGTGCGAGGATTGGAACGTGGTGGCTTTACAGCAGATACAGAAGGTAAATACCCTTCAACGGTTACGGTCTCTGTTAAGGATGATTACAGTTCACGCAAGACCTTTGAGAAGCCGAAAGAGGCTGGTGCTTATATACATGAACTGCTGAAAGAGAATAAGAGAGTACAGTTGTCAGGTTTCCAACAAACTGCTAATATCAGTATTCCTATTACTGATTCTGGTCTGTTTGGAAAGCCTGTAGCAGAGTTGGAAAGTTACGGAGGTATTAAGTATGCCGTTGAAGTAAGCGACGATGATACCGCAGCAGGCGTGTCATTCCGCAACCTTCTGCAAAAGGTGTACAACAACAGAAAGGTTTATGAGCGCAACATCGAAGATGTGAACAATCAACTCAAGGGTGCAGACCCCGGAGAGAATGCTTTCCCGAAACAAGCAGAACTTGATGAGGCTTTGGAAGAGAAGAAGCGTCTTGATGAGGAATACAAGAAGTTGTCTGATGAGGAAGAGAAACCATCTGACAGCGATGATACCAGGTACCGTGATTTCGACGAAGAAGTAAATGAGCAGTTCAATGAAGCCCTGCAGAAACAGATAGATGGGGTGCTTCCAAAAGGCTATGTCTATAATTTAGGCATGCCTAATGATATTTTGCATAGTGCCGGTATTCCTAATCTTCCAATAGAACTTGTTGCAAGTAGGTTGTCGGATAAGGCTATGCAAGAGAACCATCCTTTTGATTTAGCCGAGGTAAAGGATTTACCTCATGCAATCCAAAACCCACTTGCAGTATTTAGGAGTGCAACTCATATTGGCAGTAATGTTATCCTGACTAACCTCAAACATGGAGGGCGTAATTATGTTGTTGCTATTGAGACAAACAGAAGAGCTGGTAAGATATATGTTAATAGTGTGCGTAGTGTTCACTATCGCAATAGTTTAAACATAATTGGGTGGATAAATGAAGGACTTGCAGATTATATCAGCGATGAATTCCGCAACGATTGGGTAGAAGAAAAGAAAAATGAGCTTCTATCTAAACCACAGTACAATTCCGTGGACGTTAGAAAGAAACTCATTTCTGCTGCAAAGATAGTGAAAGATTTTGTAAATCCTGTAATGAAAGGCGAAAATCTTTCGCGTGATGGTGCTGGCACTCTTTCAGATGATGAATTGAGCATGAGCAATGACCCGGTAGCAAAGATGCTGGGCAAGAGCACACGCACTGCAAAACAGCGCGGAGAGTTTGCAGACAGGCAGCGTAAGTCCATGGCCGCACATGTTATGGAGCTTGCGGCCACTTTGCATTTGGATAATGTAAGGATAGTTACAGATGTGGCAGAATTAAGTGGTAAACGGGCAAGGGCGAAAGGCTTTTACAACCCACAGACAGAGGTAATAACCATTGTGATACCTAACCATGAAAGTGTACAGGACATAGAACAGACCTTGCTACATGAAGCAGTGGCACACTATGGTTTGCGTAAACTGTTCAGCGAGCACTTCGATACCTTCCTCAAGAATGTGTATGAGGCTGCTGATGAGGGTGTACGCAAGAGGATAACAGACTTAGCCTTGAAGAAGTATCGTGGTAATTTCCATACGGCAACGGAAGAATATCTTGCAAGTCTTGCAGAGACCACAGACTTTGAGCATATTCCCGATACATTCTGGGGAAAGATAAAGCGGTTGTTCCTTGAGATGCTGCATGAGATTGGCTTTGACTCTTTCGCAAAGCGAGCCAAAGATAACTGGTTATTAGTGTCAGATAACGAGCTACGTTATATCCTATGGCGCAGCTACGAAAATTTGAAAGAGCCCGGGCGATACCGCAGTATATTGGGTACAGCAAAGGATGTTGCCAAGCAGGCAGAACTGAAAGTGGGCAATTATGCAGAAAACATTAATAGCGATAAATCGTTAGCCGCAGAGGATTTGTTCCGTGATGGTGATAGCGTGGAATACAGAAAAGTACAGGCACGCAACCTCTATGAACAGCGTGTCAGTCGTGGACTGTATCAGATGCAGGAAGCCATACAGGACAGTATGCTTGGACTGAAAGAAGCAATGGAAACTATCTTGAAAGCAGAAGGTGGATATACAGGCAGGATTGAAGATGTTGCCGGCTATGAAAATCCCTATCTCGGTGAAAACCGCCTTTCATCCGTCAATCAGGCAGAATGTGCAGCCTTTGCGCAGACCTTGTTCAAGCCAATGCTGGAAGAAGTTGCCAAACTTTCCAAGACTGCGAAAGAGCGTGCAGAACTGACAGATTACATGCTGGCTAAGCATGGATTGGAGCGTAACGAAGTTATGGTACGGCGGGCTGCGGAAAAGGTTGCACATGATGAGTTCTGGAAAGAGTTAAGGACAGCGGAACGCGCCGCAGCTGATGACCCTCTCGACCAAGATGCGGTTGATGTTCTTGCCGATGTAAAACAACGTATGCAGGACAGGGAGAATGAACTGTACGCAGAAAACCGTAGTCGTGACTATGCTGGTCTTACTGCTTTGACAGGAAAAGATGATGTTGCAGATGCAGAGAGTGAAGCCGGGCAGATGGTATCGGATTATGAGGCTAACCATGACACCGCCGCCTTGTGGGATAAGGTGAATGCCGTAACGAAAGCCACATTGCAGAAGACCTACGAATGCGGTATTATCAGTAAGGCAACATACGATGACATCAGCGACATGTACGAGCATTATATTCCTTTGCGTGGTTTTGACGAAAAGACCAGCGATGAGGCATACGCTTATTTGTCGGATAAACACAGTGCATTCAATGCGCCCATCAAGACCGCCAAAGGTCGCAAGAGTAAGGCTGATGACCCATTCGCAAATATGGAAGCAATGGCAGAAAGTGCCATCATGCAGGGTAACCGCAATATACTGGTGAAGCGTAAATTTATGAGATTTGCTCAAAATCACCCAAGCGACCTTGTAAGTATCAGCGACTTGTGGCTGCGTTATGATGATGTTACAGATGAGTGGAAGCCTGTAAACGCTGGAGACGTGAAAGGAACTGAACGCATAGAAGAGGATGACACTCCAAGAGAGGTAGAGCGCAAGATGCGTGACTTCGAGGAAAAGATGCAACAGCTATCTGAAAGCGCCCCGGACTACTTCAAGAGGCAGAAAGACCATCCTGAAATCCCTTACAGGGTAATCGGAGACCGAGACCTCAGACAGCATCAGGTGTTAGTGAAGCAGGGCGGAAAAGATTATGTGCTAACCATTAATGGAAATCCACGGGCTGCACAGGCTTTGAATGGTCAGACTAACCCCGATAATGACATGTCAGGGGCATTGGGAGCAATACTGCATTATGGTGAAGTGATAAACCGCCAGTTGTCGGCATTCTACACTACACGCAATCCTGATTTTGTAGTGTCGAACTTCATGCGTGATATGTTATACGCCAATACTATGGTCTGGGCTAAGGAAAGCCCGAACTATGCCTTACGCTTCCACAAGAATTTTGGCAAGGTAAATCCTGCAAAGATGAAAGTTCTACTTGCCAAACTGCGCAATGGAACACTTGACATGAACGATGAAACGGAAAAGGCATTCAGCTTGTTTATGGCAAACGGTGGTGAGACAGGATATTCCAACATCCGTGATATAGAGCAGCGTAAAAACGACATCAGGCGTGAATTGAGTAAGCATAACGGCAAACTACCTATCAGAAAAGCATGGTCGCTGCTGGGTGAACGCTTAGACGAATACAACAGAGCCGTAGAGAACTGCGCACGCTTTGCAGCCTTTATGACCTCTCGTCAGATGAAACGCTCTATAGACCGCAGCGTATATGATGCTAAGGAAATAAGTGTGAACTTCAACAAGAAAGGCAGCGGTGCAAAGTTCATGGGTGCAACAGGTCAAACAAAGAGCGGAAATGCAGCCGCTTTTGTTTCTGGTCTTGGGCGAAGTAGTTATGTATTTTGGAATGCAGCCATACAGGGTACTACAAACTTCGGAAGACAGTTCAAGTATCATCCGGTTAAGGCACTAACAGGGGCAGCTGCAATGTTTCTACTTGGTGCTTTGGTCGCTGGCATTGCCGGTGATGATGGGAACGATGACAGTAAAAACTCTTATTACAATCTTCCAGAATATGTTCGCAGGAGCAATGTTGTATTCCGTCTGTCCGGTATGGAAGAGACATGGATAAGTATTCCATTGCCTGTTGAATACCGAGCCTTGTATGGCATGGGTGAACTGATGACGAGTACCATCAGTGGCAAGGAACACTATACCTCCGGTGAACTTGCAAGTCAGATTGCAAGTCAGGTAAGCCAAGCATTACCAATTGACTTCATGGAAGGTGGTGGCGGTTTCAAAGCTTTTGTGCCAAGCGCAGTGAAGCCGTATGCCGAAGTCATGACCAATAAGAGTTGGACAGGTATGCCTCTCTATAAAGACACACCTTGGAACAAGGATATGCCAGAGTGGACAAAAGCATATAAGAGTGCCAACAAGCAATTGGTCGGATTTTCCAAATTACTGAATGAAATAAGCGGCGGTGATGCCTACACAAGCGGAGTTATAGACATCAATCCTGCACAGGTGGAATATTTGTTGAACGGCTATTTCGGTGGTGTATCATCCACTATTGATAAATTTGCGAAGATGGGAGAGACTGCATTGGGGCAGAGAGAGTATGACCCTCGTAGTTTCTTGATATTGAACAGACTTGTGAAGAGTGGCGATGAGCGCACAGAGTACCGACACATCAACAACGAATATTTCAGATTAAAACAAGAGCATGATAAGCTGAAAGCACGCTTGAAGCATTATGAGGAAGATACATACAATGGTGTCTTTGATTATGCGGAGAAGATAAATTGGTTGAATAAGTCGCCAGAGTATCAACGCCTTGAAATTTTTGAGGATTATTCATCAGACATCAATGCAATCAACAAAGAACTGAAAGAGCCAATGAATGATAATGAGCGTAAGGAACTCGAAAAAGAACTTTATGGGCTGAAGAAGAAGTTAGTTGATGAAGCCAACAAGACACGCAAGTAGCAATAGATAAACAATGAGGGATGATGTGAAGAATTATCTTTGCATCATCCCAACATCTAATTAAATGGCAAAGAAAAGATTACATCGGGCAAGCAAGGTAATGCCAATATCTGAAACAGACACTGTGCTCCGTTCCAATATATTGGATGGGCATACTCGTGCTTATAATATTCTGTATGAAGCACAACAGTATTGGAGTGCTATGGATACATTCCGCAGAGACCGTGAACGCAACAAGAAGTATACATACGGCAAACAGTGGGATGACTATGTATGCGTAGATGGTGTGCGCATGAGCGAGGAAGAATATATTAAGAAACAAGGTAACGTACCTCTTAAAAACAACCTCATCAAGCGTATGGTGAATGCTGTGCTTGGCGTATATCGTAGTCAAGCAAGCGAACCGATTTGTACTGCCAGAGACCGTGACGAACAGAAATATGGAGAAACCATGTCAACGGTCTTACAATGCAATATGCAATTAAACCGTATGACAGAGATAAATGCTCGCTGCATGGAGGAATTTCTTATCTCCGGCTTTGTTGTACAGCGCAAATGGTATGGGTGGCGTGAAAATAAACTCGATTGTTGGACAGACTATGTACAGCCTAACAATTTCTTTATAGATAACAACATGCGTGATTTCCGAGGTTGGGATGTTAGTTGTTTAGGTGAAATACACGATATTAGTTTTGAGCAATTGTGTGAACGCTTTGCCAAAAATTCTGCGGATGTTGCACAGTTAGGAAAGATATACGAATCTGCACGAGACAAAGGTGCGCTCGGTATGGCGTATGAAAGCTTTGGTTATCCATTAAATAGTTATTATGATTTCCTTGTGCCGAACGATACTACACGATGTAGAGTAATAGAGATATGGCGCAAAGAAAGCAAACCTCGTTATCGTTGTCATGATGTGAACAATGGTGATGTATTCAAGATTGATATTGAGGACTTCGAGGAGTTTGTAGGTACTGTAAATCGTGAGCGCATAGAACAGGCACATCAGCTTGGAATGGCTGATGAAGATGTGCCACTCATCAAATACGAATGGTTTATGGATAACTATTGGTATTATTATTTCCTCTCCCCATTTGGAGACATCCTTGATGAGGGTGAGACCCCCTACGAACATAAGAGCCATCCCTATGTCTTTAAGGCATACCCATTCATCGACGGAGAGATACACTCATTTGTTAGCAATGTAATAGACCAGCAGCGTTATACTAACCGCCTTATCACTATGTATGACTGGGTAATGCGAGCCAGTGCAAAGGGTGTACTACTATTCCCAGAAGAGTGTTTGCCTAAAGGCATGAGCATGGAGAATGTTGCAAATGAGTGGGCACGCTTCGATGGTGTCATCATGATTAAGCAACCTAAAACTGGTACGGCACTACCTCAGCAGATTGCGAACAACTGTACACAGATTGGTATTTCCGAACTCTTGAATATGCAGTTGAAGTTCTTTGAGGATATATCAGGTGTTAATGGGGCTTTACAGGGCAAGCCAGGTTATTCTGGTATGTCGGCAAGTCTGTATAACCAACAGACACAAAACGCAACTACATCACTTCTTGATTTGCTTGATACATTTTCATCATTTGTAAGAGATGGAGCAAGTAAAGACGTTAAGAATCTCCAACAGTTCTACGACGCTCCAAGAGTGTTTAATATTGCAGGCAGAAATGGAAGTATTACAGAATACGACCCAAAGAAGATACGTGATGTAGAGTTTGACCTATCTATCGTTGAGAGCACCGCCACACCTGCCTATCGTGCTATGTCTAATGATTTGCTTATGCAGATGTGGTCAGCAGGTGCTATTAGTGTACAGCAATTGCTTGAAAATGGTGATTTCCCATTTGCAGACCAGCTATTGCAGAGTATCAAGGCACAGCAGGAACAGATAGGGAACGGACAAACTCCAGATGGCTTATCGCCACAACTTGCAGAACAAGTACAACAAGAAGCTAATATGGAGGCAGTACAGCAAGGACAGCAGATGTTGCAGGGATAGTATGTCAGATAAGGAACAGGTAAATAAAATCATCAAAGAAAACGACCGACGAAACGAAGCAATCTATGCTAAGTTCAACCCTGTAACGGGCGAGGGTTCTATCGGAGAACGTACAAGGGTATGTATCTCCGATTTCGTTATGCCAGTTCAATGGCTTCCAAATACGATGATGAAGATACCTTTCGTGAAGAAACTCATTCATCATGGTTCTATTGACAAGTTCCTTACAGACGTTCTACATGTATTCCCTAACGATACAGACCGTCAAAAGGTTTCTAAGAAACTTATCCGATTACGTTATAAGCACGACTTTGCTTTCTGGGCAGCCACACTTGCATATATTAAGGCGAAAGGTGGTGGCAATGATGTGTTATTTAAACTTAATAGAGCACAGCGGAAACTTATAGAAAAGTTTGAGAAAGACAGAATTGCCGATAAACCTATCCGTCTTATTCTCCTGAAAGCTCGTCAGTGGGGTGGTTCTACGGCAACACAGATGTACTTTGCATGGCTACAATTCATACACAAAGTAGGTCTGAACTCCCTTATCATTGCACATCAGGGCTCTACCTCTGATGAAATCAAGGACATGTTCGACCGCATGATAAAGGAATACCCAGTTGAACTGCTCCATAGTATGGGTGAAACATACTCAGACAATGAGGCGAAGATAGTAGGTGTCGGCAAGAGTGGTTCTATCCACCGAGTACCACAGCGTAACTGCAAAATTAAAATCGGTACAGCAGAGCGACCTGATGGTTGTCGTGGTGGAGATTATAACCTTGTTCACCTATCAGAGGTAGGCATTTGGAAAGCCACAGAAGGTAAGACACCAGAAGATATTGTGCGTTCAGCCTGTTCTGGTATCTTGTATAAACCTTATACTATGATTGTGATGGAAAGTACAGCAAATGGTACAGGAAACTTTTTCCATCGTGAATATGAAGCAGCATCAGACCCACATATCCCCTCACAATTTGATGCGCTGTTTATAGCATGGTTTGACATAGAACAGTACTCCTTACCTTTTAAATCTCATGTAGAACTTAAAGCCTTTGCCGAGAATCTCTATCTCAACAGAGAAAATGCTAATGTGATGTCTCCTCGTGAAGAAAGTGGGAAATATCTATGGTGGCTATGGAATAAAGGTGCAACTCTTGAAGCTATACACTGGTATATGGAAGAACGCTCTGGCAAGAACGACCACGGTGTTATGGCAAGTGAGTATCCATCAGATGATATAGAGGCGTTCGTACACTCTGGTTCGATGGTTTTCGACAGGTACCAAGTGGAGGAGTTCAAGCCGGCATGCCGTCCACCTCGTTTTATAGGCGATGTTTATGGGAAACAGTCTGAGGGTGAAGAAGCACTTACAGGGCTTCGTTTCCATGAAGATGCGCAAGGCTTATTGTGGGTGTGGGCTTTACCAGAAGAAGATGATGAGGTAGAGATTACAGACCGTTATCTTACTATTGTCGACGTCGGGGGTAGAACAGAAAAAGCCGACTGGTCGGATATAGTTGTTTTTGACCGTATCAATCTTATGGATGGTGGTCGCCCTGCTGTAGTGGCAGAATGGTACGGACATTGTGATATGGATATATTAGCATGGAAGTCAGCACAGATTGCAGGTTTCTATAACAACTCCTTGTTGGTTATAGAAAGTAATACTATGGACAGTAGAGACAAAGAACGTCATGTTGAGGGTGGAGACCAATCACTGTACATTCTCAATCAGATAGGAAGTGTATATCCTAATATGTATGCACGCAGACAGAGCGAGGACGAGATACGGCAGGGACTCCCCAAGAAGTATGGCTTTAACACCAACCCCGCTACAAAACCAATGATTATATCTACTCTTATAAAGTGTGTTCGTGAGCATTTATATACCGAGCGAGATATGCGTGCGCTTGATGAATTGCTTGTGTATGAGAAGAAACAGAACGGCTCATACGGTGCTATATCTGGTAGACATGACGACAAGGTTATGACGAGAGCTATAGGTGTGCATATCTGTTTTTATGAAATGGATATGCCAACGATAGTTGAGAGAAAAGAACGAGGGTTACATTATCATCGTGGTCCAATGACTGCTGCCACAATTTAGAGTTCCTCTTTGTCTACTTGTGAAAAATCCTTATACCTATTGAACTGCTTGTCATACCAACCATTTTTAATTCGGTAGATTAATTCTCCTACAGTACGAGGTGTCATGTAAAACTTAGGTGCAGGTTGGTTTACTACCATAATTGCGAGTGCATAGATAGATTTTTCAGGATATTGTTCACGTACAATAAGAAAACGACGAAAAATCTCCTCAAACATTTCACGTTTATTTTTTCGCATATTGGGAATTACTTTGCCAGCTAACAAAGTGGAAATCACAATAGCCGCACGTTCCTCACTCACCCAAAATCGTGAGCATGGCGAGTTTGCTACTTGCTCAAAGATTTTAGGCATAACGATGTAACCAGCTTTAGATAGTTCTTCTTGATAGACCCGCATAAGTTCTTGGTTACGTTCTTGGGTAAAGTCGAGTATGCTTCCGTAATATTTCACCAGTCTTAGTCAATTTGCTTGTAAAGATACTAAAAATATCTCACAAAAGATAAAAGAGAAAGGAATAATTACCACATTATATTTGCAGTTAAATAAATCAGTAACTCTACGAGTATCAACGATATGGCTACAACTGAAAATAAAGAAATCAGCAAAAGAGACCGACAACTCGGTCGATTACGTGAGAAGTACCCCGACAAGAATTTCGAGGATGACGAAGAAATATATGGTCAGATAGGCGAAGACTATGACAACTACGAAAAGGAACTTGGTGGCTACAGAGAGCGTGAAAAAGCACTTTCTGACATGTTTGCTTCTGACCCTCGTAGCGCAGGGTTTCTTACTGAATTAAGTAAGGGAGGTAATCCTGTACTTAGTCTGCTGAAGAATTTCGGTCCAGATATTAAGGAAACACTTGATGACCCTGACAAGATGCAGGAACTTGCAGACGCATGGGCAGAGGAGCAACAGCGTATTGCAAAGAGCAAGCAGCTTGATGATGAGTATGCCGAGAACTTACCGAAATCTCTTGATGCACTCAAGCAGTTCCAAGAGGAGCGTGGTCTTACTGATGAGCAGGCAGATGAAATTATCTTCCACCTTATCAACATTGTGCGTGATGGTGTGATGGGTAAATTCTCACCAGAGATGTTTGACCTCATGACAAAAGCAATTAACCATGACGAAGATGTTGCAGATGCACAAGAAGAAGGTGAGGTTGCAGGACGCAATCAAAAGGTCATCGAAAAGTTACGTAAGAATAAGAACGGTGATGGACTTGCACCTTTGAATGGTAAGAACAACCAGCAGGGAAGTGGCAAGCAAGATATGGACATCTTTGACATCGCAAATATGGCATGATAGAACAAGTGGTAAAAATAGTCGGCAATCCCAAAATAGAAAGAGCTAAAGGGAGTGCTGGATACAAGACCCAAGTATATGGGGCAGCAGCGACGGTAAGCAATTTAGCCAATGCTACAGGTGGTATCAAAGCAGAAAACCTCGTCAAGCCCAGCATGTAAAAAATAGATTATTCATTTTAATTCTTTATTCAAATGGCAACAGAACAAACAGTACAACAGCATGCAGGTGGCTATCAGCAGCCTACAGCAGGTACAGCAGGAGCCCAGACACAGGTTAGTGGACAGGCTACAACTGTCAGTGCAACTGCTGGTGCTACAGGTGGCGTTGGCGCAGGTAACCTTATTACACCTGACATTGACCAGAAGCTGTACAAGTTTAAGAGTGATGACACTCCTATGATGCAGATTATGCTGCATTCTAAGCGAGTGAATGTTAAGAGTCCAGTCGTTCGACACTACATCATCGATGAACCCAAGAGTTTCGTAACAACCAAAGATGCTGTAGCGAAGAGCACGGACAATCAGTTCATTCTTCCTCTACTCAGTCAAGACCAGAAACTGCCTCGACCTTATACCACACTCCTTGTTAAGGGTGTTGATGGTTACGACGCAACAGGTCAGAAAGCTACTCCAGGTAAAGACCTGATGATTTTTATTGTCGGCAAGGACACAACTACTGGTAATCCTGTAGCCATTGCTGTTAACGGTCCTCGTGCCGTATCAGGTGATGAGAGTTGTACAACTCCTGCTATTCCTGCAGGTTCTGTATGTGTACTTATGGCTAATGCTTGTTACGAGACACAGAAAGAAGTAGAACCAGACCTTGTAGTTCCACAGCCTATTGACTTGCACTTGCAGAAGCGCATCATGAACAGTGTTGTCTCAGACTACTTCGATGCACAAGACAAGCAGATTCCATTCGACCATGCAATCATTGCAGAGGCACAGATTACTAATTTTAAGGTAAAAGGCAACCGCACCCTGTATGCAGGTCGAAAAGGTAAGATATCTGTTGACACCAAGCTGGGTCCGCAGGATGTTTACTTCACAGAGGGTGTACGCTATCAGGTGAAGAAAGAGATTAAGGATGATGGCAAATGGAATTTCAAGAAATTTATTGCTCTTGCCAAACTCATCTTTACAGGCGAAGATGTCCCTAACACTATCCTCGGATTGTGTGGTAAGAACTTCTTAGAGAAGATTCAGACTATTGACTTCTCTGAACATCCAGAGGTACGCTTCGAGGTGAAGATGAATGACCTTGGTTGGGAGGTGACGCGCATCCATACTATCTTCGGAAATTTGGAGTTCAAGCATGACCCAACACTTGACCGTCTGCGTTGGAGCAATTCATGTTTCATGATTGCTTACGACCGCTGCGTACACTACGTGTATAGTGCAGAACATACAGATAAAGACCGTGTCGAGGGTGAAGAGGCAACCCGCAATGCTACTATTGTGTGGGATGGTCTCGGCTTGAAGGGCACATGTCACGTCTGGATTGACGGTGAGGGAACTGATGACAGTTACGGAACAGACGTTCTACACATGCACTTGTGGAATAGCGACAAGGCACCAGCTTCTCCTAAGGAGAATTGCGTTTACTACCTCATGGTGGATTGTCCTGCTATCAACAGTAAGGCTGTAAGTGGTACAGTGTGGTTGTATAAGAACTCTGCATGGGAACCTTATACAGGTGAACTACCATTAGGTAACTAAATTTCAAACACCAATAAAAAACTATAGGCGGATAGGTTTATGACCGTCCGCCTATTTTATTAAATACACAATGAAGAAAAGAAAAATTATCTACGGTGTGGCTGGTATGCTTGACTACCAAGCCCTTATCAAGGTTGGCAGCGCAAAGATGAAAATATCTTTCACTAATGGCTCTTCAAATGAAGCTGGTCGTACTCCTGCAACCTTTTCAACGGATAATCCAATTATCCAATTGGCAATAGAGAATAGTAAAGAGTTCAAGTCTGGGCTTATCACTAAGATTCATGTGGTGAATACCGATGAGGATGTGTATATTGAAAGCGAGCATGTTGCTCTGCAGGAGGATGAAGTTGTAAACACTTCCAGTGAAACTGGTAACAACGAAGAACTGACGGAGGAAAAGCAAGGTATAGGCACTCCAGACAAAAAAGAGCAGGAACAATCAGCAGATGAAACTCCAGTAACCCAGCCAGAGGAAAAAACCGTTAACACGTCAACTTGTAAGGAGTTTACTTGCAATGACGATGCAAAGGATTTCTTGGAAGCTGAGTTTGGAGCGAAGCGTAGTTCATTGCGCACCCGTGCCGACATCATTGCCTATGGCAAGAACAATGGCATTGATGTAGTGTTCACTGATTAATCAGCTTTGAAATATGGTGTACGAAGTTAAGGACATCCTGCGTGATGTACGTATAGCCATAGATGAGAACAAAACCAACGAGCAGCTTATAACAGATGAAGACATTGACACTTTGATGCTTGATGACATCATCTATAGTAAGGTCGTGGAGGGGGTGCGTCGGACAGTTACCAACGCACCTATCCACTTGCTTGATGGTGGCGTTCCATTTGGCGATGCTGTTTATTGGCGCAACCAGCATTCGGGTTGGGTGATGCTTCCTGATGACTTTATGCGCCTTATGGTATTTAAGATGAGTGACTGGGAACGTCCAGTATATGAACCTATTACCGCAGGCGACCCTCGGTATCAGTTACAGTTTTCACGATACAAAGGCTTACGAGGAAATCCACAAAAGCCAGTAGTGGCAATCGTGAGCCGTACTGAGGGACGTGTGTTGGAATTGTATTCATGCAATGACGATACTGCAACTGTAGAACAAGCTTTGTATTATCCCCTACCATCTATTGATGATAACGAGGGAATAATGATACCAGAGCGTTGCTATCAATCCGCTATCTATCAGATGGCTGCCCTTGTGCTTGCTACAATTGGGCAAAGAGAACAATCACAAGTAATGACCGATTTAAGTAAACAACTGTTAGTATGAGTTCTATTAAGACAACCGAAATAGAGGGTGATGTTAGTGTTGGACGTCACGTAGGTGTAGGTGGTAATGCCCATGTGCAAGGCAACGCTGTAGTAAAGAAGAACCTAATTGTAGATGGTTGGCTTGAGGCTAAGAATGTCAAGTCAGCCAACAAGGGTCTTTTTACCACAGTCGAAAAACTTCGTGAGGCATACCCACGTCCACATGATGGTTGGTGGGCAATCGTAGGGCGCAGTTTGCCTGCACCTATCTATGTCGCAGATGGAGGCGCATGGGTAGCGACAGGAGAGAATGGCGGAAACCCTACAGTGGATAGTGAACAATATAATAGCAACATATCTGAATTGCAGGGTGACCTTAACGCTACGAAGACAGATGTTAAGGGTATCAAAGATGATGTAAAGGCACTCAAAACACAAGTAACGACACAAGGCGACAGTGTGAACCAAACTCGCACAGCCGTTGAGGCAGCACAGCAGACTGCAGAGAATGCAAAGAAAGCAGCATCTGACGTGAATGCTGAATTAACCACTATAAAAGACTCGAAAGGCAAGGCAAATGGCATTGCACCTTTAGACGAAGAAGGCAAAGTACCATCTGCCCATTTGCCGAGTTACGTCGATGATGTCATAGAGTTTGATAGTTGTTTGGATAGCTTGACAGCACAGCAGCAAGCTACAGATAAGTCATCAAAAGATGAACATACTAAGGTTATCTACAACAGAGCTAAGAATAAGTTTGTATTAGCAGTAGCATCAGACGAAGATAGTACAACCACATATTATGCTGATTGGTCTGATGCGGACAATTACGGTACTGCTTCTAAAGATGGTCGCACCCCTGCAAGTGGTAAGGTATATATTGATTCTTCTGACAATATTACCTATAGGTGGAGTGGGACGAAATTAGCCCCTATTGGTTCAGACCTCGCATTGGGTTATACAACAGGGACGGCTTTCCCTGGTAATGAAGGTGCAGAACTAAAACAGAACCTTGCCAATTCGCAAAGAGATATTGAAGCATTGCAGAATGATGGTAAGGCAGCCGTTGCTCGTAGTGTTGTAAATGTCAACAAGCTATTAGGTATGGAGAACAGAGATATGACATTCTCTGTTGCTTTGGAAAAGATTAGCGAGTACAAGGACAAGGAGAAGATAATGATTCCTGGTATCATCCTTACATTCAACACACCTAATAATGGTTGGGTTTCCAAGCAGTGGGTCAATACAGAGAGTTGGAACAAAGAGGGTAACTGGAAAGATTTTGGTGCAAACGGTACTAATATCGGTAACACGCTTAATGTTAACACTCTTTGTCCTGATGTTGAATATACATTGAGCACAGCTATTAAGGCAGTCCAAGATTTGGAGCAAGCAAGCGGGTTTACCTATTTCAGAAGTGGAGCAGTACTTACTTTCAAGACAGCTGAGAAAGATAGCAATGGAGCACATGTATGGGCAGCTTTCCAATTTACTCGTGAAGTACCAGACATCAATCCAGCAGACTTGAAGCCATGGGTTGCCTTTGGAGGTGGTGGTACAGCAAAGGTTGAGTTAACAGGCACACCAAGGGATAATGAAGAGAAAGCCTTCTCAAGCGCAGGTGCATACAAGCATATCCCAACCAATCTAAAGGTTAACACAGAAACCGAGGGTGTTGTAAAACTACAGATGACAAATGAAGCAGGAGAAAGCATAGGTGACGAACAGCAGTTCGTTGTTGGTACTGGCTCATCCGTGGGTGGTACAACCATAGCCATTGCATTCAAGGAGAATCCTTTGTATGGTAAAGCTGGTGGATTATTCAATGTACATGCTTCTATTTTGAGTATCACAAAGGCAGGAAATCAAGAGACAAGCAATAGTATTACAAACGTTCAGTTTGTAGACCGTACCACAAAGAAAGTCGTTGCTACATTCGACACAAAGAAACCATCATCTTCAACTTTGGAAGATTATAGCTTTGTCTTTGATTTGAGTTCTCTCTATGTAAATGCAGGACAAGGCAGCTTGCAGATGGTAGTTGTAGACGATAGTGGGAACACTGCAAGCAAGAACCTTTCTGTAGTAGCCGTAGATGTAACTTGCGTGAGTGTGCAGACCCTACACTACACCAAGGACACAAGTCTTGAAGTGGGAGGAAATGCCAAGAACATCTTGATGTATTCTTTCCCAAAGAATAGTAGTGATAAAGGTATCCGTACGACAATTGAATTATTCAGAGACGGTACATGGCAGCCATTAGAAACTACTGTTATTACAGATACGTATTCACATTCAGTAAGAATAGACCCGACAGGATTAGCGCATGGTGCTTATCCTATCCGCATACAAGGTCAAGATGTAGCGTCTGGTGTGAAAGGTAATATCTTGCATACTGCCGTTATGGTCATTCAGCAGGATAGTAGCCTTGATGACTACGACAAGCCTATTGTTGTAGCACGTTGGAGTGATGATAGCGAGGGAAAGAAGAAACTGTACTCAACAGTCATTTTTGATGTGGCAGTTTACCAGCGCAGCACATCACGTCCAGAAGCTGTTGTTTCACTTACCAACGAGACAACAAACAAGACAGAGACAATTACACGGCAGGTGATGGCTCGTGATACTACACAGGTGATAAACAGACGCCTTATCGGTTACCACAATGGAGATAACCTGCTCTTTGGCGTTAATAGCGGTGATGCTACATTAAAAGAATCGTATAAAGTTACTATTAGCGGTACGTTACTTCCTATCAGTGAAACCGAGGGTGCTGTACTTAAATTCAGTATGGCAGAGCGTAGTAATGCTGACAGTGATAAAACGATAAAGACTATTACGTCAGATGGGCAGCCTGTAAGTATTAATGTAAATGGTGCGAACTACACAACTAATGGCTTTGTAAAAGACAGCTTCGGTACAAGCGATTATGGCACAGCTGGTGACAAAGGGCGTATGGCGTTACGTATTGCAGAAGATGTAACAGCAGAGTGCACTTATCAACCTTTTGCTTCGAATGCTATCGAAACGAACGGTTTGGCATTCTTATTCACCGTCATGACTAAGAATGTTGCAGACCGCAACGCACACCTTATTAAATGTATGGGTGAGAAGTTAGGCTTTGTCCTGACAGGTGAAGAGCTCATCGTTGCTACTAACGGCTCTCTTACAGATGCCGCAACGACAGCACTTGTGCCATACATCAATGATAAGCCAACACGCTTCGACATCGTGTTTGAACCATCTACGATTGCACCATACGGAGGCATTGGAGTTATTAAGGTATTCTTAAATGGTGATGAGGCTGGTGCTGTAGCATATAAAGCTGGTGAGTTAGCAAATCATAACTCAACTATCCATTTCGATGGACACAAGGCAGATGTGTATCTCTACGAGTTGACAGCATGGAATACTTACTACAACTATATTCAAGCATGCTATAACTATCTTGTTGGCTTGACAGATACCACAGCGATGATTGGAGAGTATGAGCAAAACAACGTTATGGCAAGTATTACCGCAGAAGGAACGACCAAAGACCGTCCAACAATGCAGAAGTGTCTTGACGCAGGCCTGATGGTATGTGCTATCTGTAAGAATCCAGATGCAGAAGACATTGCTGCAAACTATCCTGACTATCTTGAAACGAAAGATGGAGACAAGAAAACAAAACAGATAGTTGACTGGTATTGTTACTTTCCAGACCGCCCTTGGCAGAACTGCAAGATAATCGGTATCACGCAGACCAATCAAGGAACAACCTCATCATGGCGACCTATCAAGAATAAGAAAGGTAAGATGAAGAAAGCCATTGTCACCTTATTGCATACACGTGAAGAAATTCAGACGATGTTCCCTGGCAATGCTGATGTACTTACCAAGTATGATAAGTGTGTGAAGATGGCTGCCAAGAACCGCATACAAGTTGTGGAGGGTGGAAACTTCACTAACATCATCTGTATTAAGGTGGACTATTCTGATAGCTGCGGTGCACACAATGGTGCTATGATGGAGCTGATGAACGAGACCCAAATAGCACTGGGTGAAAAGTACATGACACCAGCACAGGTGTACAATGAGGGTGAGTACGAGATACACACCAGCATTGATAGCGTCCCATGCGCTTTGTTCCGTACCGATAGCCGAATGAACCACAGCGATGCCGAGAACCCTACCAAGGCATATTTCCATGCTAAGGCAAACTTCAATGCAGACAAAGGTGACGCAGATTTCTTTGGCTTCAAAGGGGTAAACGGATATAGTAAGAAGTGCCTCAACTATGGTGACTTTACAGAACTCGTAGCAGCACAGAACCAAACACTAACAGCTTTCAAGTCGCAAGTGTTAGCAGACACCACCCAATTAATTGCAGGAAATATCTATGTTCTTAGTGAGTATTGTGGTAATAAGCATTTTGTAATAGAGAATGATGGTAAGGGTGCTATGCGAGAGGTTCAGCCTGTAGAAAAGCCTGTTGCAATCAATAAAACGCTTGCAGAAGTTCTTGTAGATGATGTTAAGAACTACACTTGGCAGAACGTGTACAAGACCAGTGATGACCACTATGTACAGTATCAAGGTGGCAACTGGATAGATACTACTGGCAGTATAACCTTTAACAAGGCTACTAAGAAGTGGAGTGTTACGGGACGAGTTGTAAATCCAACAGAGTGCTACGAATACTTAAAGTATGATAGCCTATGTTGGGGTCAGGGCGTGAACAGTCTTGAAGACATGATGCGTATTGACCCTGCAACAGGAGCACCAATCTGGATGAGTTATTATGAAACTCGATATCCTGATGATGACAATCTTGAAGAGCTTTACAAAGCAGGCAAGAAAGTTCCTTATAACCTTTATAAGTGGCTTGTGTTCTCACAGCAATGTAACCAACATCAGACAGAAGCCAATGGAAACATTACACTTGGTAGTGTATCAGTACCAGGAACAAAGGCAAATCGTCTAAAGAAATGGCAGCAAGAAGTACATAAGTACGCTAACCCATATTCTTTGTGTTGCTATACAATTGCGTCCGATTACAAGGCAGCAGTAGACCAGCGTAGCAAGAATATGATGATTGCCTTCTATTTGGAACCAGATGGAACGATACGAGCTTACTTTAACCATTGGTACGATGGCGACTGTGTAGACCGTAGCGATAATGATTGTGGTCTTACAATTCCTTGGGATATGGATGCCGTTACTTCACATCTATACCAAGGTTGGGATAGTGTAACATTCGTACAGACGTATGCAGCACCAAACTTATGGATAGACGATAGTGGCACAACAACCATCACACTACATGAAGTGGCAGCTGCTATGCGTAAGACAGAACGCAATAGTAGAAAGGTATTCAGTGCTGATGGCTGCTATTACTATTGGATTACAAAGCGTTTGTCACGTTGGGCAAAGGTCATCAGTTCTTTCGATGGTGAACGTAAGTATATTCAGAACTCTACAGCAGCAGCCAACTACTTCTATGCACTTCACGGTTTGCGTTTAGAGGACTTACCAGACTACCAGCGTAAACGCTTTAAGCTACGTGATGGCTATTATCAGGTAGGCGACCTGTATACGGCACCATTCAAAGCACGTATGATGGGAGAAATCTCAATCAAGATAACAGCAGCGCAAGATGGTTTCTTTGGTTTAGGAGAAGACCGTGCAGACACTGTTACCGATAGCTGTTACCTTAGAGCAGGTGAGAGTTACACATTAAGAGCCAACGCAGCACAGGAGAGTGGCAAGATGGTTTATGTCTTCGGTGCAGATAAATTGTCGGTGCTTGATATATCAGCGTGTACTCCAAAGCAAGAAGGCTTCGACATTAGCACTTGCACACTATTGGAAGAGTTGATTGTCGGTGGAGAAAGCTATACACCTGCCTACACGACAGGTGTTCTGACTTCTCTTAATCTTCCTGCAATGCCATTCTTAAAGAAGATTGACATACAGCACACCAAGGTGCTTAGTGTGCGTGCAGAAAACTGCCCACGTTTAAAGACATTCCTTGCTAAGGGTAGTACGTTAAGAGCATTTACGCCAGCTGAGGCTTGTCCTTTAGAAGTAGCACAGTTCCCTGCAAGTATGACAGACATCGTGTTTATAGGTTTGACAAAAGTAACTTATCCTAATGGAGGTTTGACATACGAGGGCTTGAGTAATGTTAGCAGCGTACGCATACGCAGATGTCCGAATATAGACCCAGTAAGAATATTGGAAGATACAGTTGCCGCTGGTGCTACTATTAGTACCATTTCGATAAAGGACATTGAGTGCTCAAAGAAAGATACCGTACTATCTGCAATGAAAGAAATGGGTACACGTGGTATTAATTCGGAACAGACTAATATCTGTGATGGTTTAAGTGGAACATGGGTACTCACGAAGTATATTGAAGATAGTAAGCTTGCATCATTGAAAGAGTATTATCCGAACTTGACAATACATCAGTCGCAATACTCACTGATAGTCTTTGATGATACTATTGATGACCCTGCTAATATTAGCAACCTTGACAATGAGACTGGTCAGATGTTCTCTAATGACTTTGTACCAAGTGCGCACGTAGCTAAGATTAGACAGCAGCTTATACCTGTTAAGGGAAAGCTCAATGCAGAAAGAAATGTGTGGGAGGGCGTTAAGGTTTCAGAAACGAATTATCATAACCTTGCCAATGGGGATGAATTTGACTATACCGATAAGACTGCTGACGGCTTTGACGTGATGATGCGTTGTCCTGCAATGTGGTATAAAGGTATCAATGACTTCAAGAACCAGAAGAAATATATCGCATGGAGTAGCCTGACTACTGAGCCATTATCTACTGCTAAGCGTGTCACACGAAGGAAGCTGAAAGATATAATCCTAAAGGCTAATACTGGTGTGATGTCTGAAAAAATCAGATTAAACGAAAGTACGTTGGATAGTGCTGGTGTTCTTGCAGAGGTGTCAAATGTAGATGTATACAAGATTGATGTTGCAGGAATGAAGCAAGTTAGATGGCCAGGTATGAATAATGCAACTGTAGGCGCATGCTTCCTTAATGCAGCTGGCACTGTCATATCGAAGTACAATCTTGCAATAGGCAATACCGCCTTTGACTTCATCGATGGAGACTATGTCTTTATAGATGTGCCACAAGGCGCTAATGAGTTTGTATTCTCGTCAAGTAATGTAAACTCTGAATTAGAGGCTATTGCAGTAGACAGTACAGAGATAGAAGCCATTGAGCCTGATTGGGTACGCAATGAACCATGGCTATTGGGTGTTTATCAAGCATCAGTAGATAGTCTACTTAGACTACGTTCTGTATCTGGAGCAACAGTGCAGAGAGGTAGTGATAATAATCGTACCTCTTCTGAATGGCTATACGACGAGGAGGGGTATGCAACTAACACACCTGTACGCAAGATGGAGTTCACATATAAAGACTTTCAAAATCTTGCACACCGCAGAGGTAATGGCTATCAAATGATAGACTATGAGATGTCAAAACTGATGGCTGTTCTCTGGTTCTCACTTTATGGCACACGTGACGCGCAGCTCATTTGTGGTTATGGCAATGGTAGTAGTAATGTTACAGGCTATCGTGATGATATTGGAAACTCTGACAGTAGACGTGAAGATAGTCGAGGAACAAAGTGCTTAGGTTTTGAGAGTTTCTTTGGTGTCTATTATGAGTGGGAAGATAATATTGCCGTGAACATACCGTCTTATCGTCAGTATATGAAAGACAAGACTGCAGAGGTTAACACCTATCCGACAGACGCTGTATGGCATATCTACGACCCTGTTAGTAAGACAGAACGCCTTGTGCAAGGGATAAAAGATCATGGCTACTGCATAACAAGAGTAAGGCATGGACGCTATTGTGACATCATCGCTTCAAGAGTAAGCTCTGATAATAGCAGGTGGGCATCCGGCTATGCTGATGGACAATTTTACGTTCATTCAAGAAGCCGTATTGTCGGGCGTGCGAATAATAGTGCGAATGCGTTTGGTGGTCTCGTCTTTGCGGATGCGAGATTCGCATCGTCGCAGGCGTACTCGATTGTCGGTTCTCGGCTTGCCTTCCGTGGAAATGTTGAGATAAACGAATAAAGCGTAAAGCGTCGGTGGGCGAAAATCTGCCACGCTTTGCTCTTGAATTAAAAGGTTCAAATATAAATTCACTTAAAACACACATCTATGAATACAGACTTTTTTAAGGTATATGGAATCAAGGAACGTAACGACAGTTTGTTACGGCTATCCGATGACCATTATGTGTTGTTCTATGGCTTTGGCAAAGATGACGAAAGCGGCTACTGCTGGCGTAAGGATTATGGACACAAGCCAACAGAAGAAGAGTTAAAGGGCGATATAGCCACACATGTCAACAAGCTAATTGATGAAAAGATACTTGCAGGCTTTACCTATGAAGGTAATATTGTATATCTATCTTCAGAGAATCAGTTTAATTACAAGGCTGCATTTGACTTGTGTATGCTTACAGATGGAGGCAATCTACCTGTAACGTTCAAGTTCGGACAAGAGAACAACCCTAAGTATCGTCAGTTTAGCACAAAGGATGAGTTGAAAGAGTTTTATTTATCTGCCATTTCGTTTGTAACCAATACGCTTGCAGAGGGGTGGGCAGAAAAGGATGTGATTTATAAAAAGGATATGCAGTCATGGTTTACTTAATCATTTCATCAGTAGTGCTTTCAGTTGCAATGGCAATAGTAGCAGCTAAGAAAGCAAAGGAGTTGCCAGACAGTGTGAGTAGTTTCAGCTATTATGTAGGTGATGTTCGCTTCTCGTTGTGGGCAACAATGACGGCAGCAATCTTGTTATTCTCTTCTCTTCATGCCTTACCGCCTAAGCATGCTTATATTGCAGGAATGATGAGTGTAGGTTTGTTGATGGTAGCTGCTTCGCCTTGTTACAGGACAGAGAACAAAGTGCTACATTATGTAGGAGGTTATCTCTTTGGATTAGCAAGTCAGATTGTAGTAGCTTTGCTTATACCATGGTTACTCATATTGTGGGTGTTGTTCCCACTTGTATTCATTCGTAAGAGCTGGAAAGAGAATGCTACATTTATTGCAGAAGGGATATGTTACATCACTTTAGTAGGCAGCCTCATCCTATCTTTACTATCGTAATTACAAACATAAACCTTTCAATCGTTTTTCTTATATTATTTTTGTAGAAATTTATTGTAAAAACAAGATGAAGAAAGTAATTAAATGGCTTAAAGAAAGTAACAGGTACAAACACCTTATAGGTGGTGTACTCATAGGTGCTGGTGCTAATAGCTTATATTGTGCAGCGTATGCAGGTATAGGAGTCGCAACCACACTTGAACTTAAGGATAGAATGTGGGGCGGAAAGGCAGACATCATCGATTGGGGGCTGACTGTCGGGGGTGTAGCTATAGGTTTCGTGGTAAGAACGTTAGTAAAACTTCTATGATATGGCAATGGATAAAGGCATAAGAAACGCAATGATAGGTGTTATTGGCTCAATCATTGTAGCTGTTGCTGGCTCATGGGTGCAGCTTAATCAACGCATATCAATACTCGAGGTGCAAGTTATGAACGACCACCAGTTATTCGTAGGCTCTCAAGAGGATATGAAAGAAATAAAGTCGATGCTTGGTGAGATAAACATTAAAGTATCGCACCTTAATGACATCAAGGCAGACCGACCTAATATGGATAGTCATATAACACAGAAAGGAGGCGAATAATGAGAGCGTCATTTAAAAGTATTATAAGCAGGTGGAGAGCGACAACACCGAAGTTCTTTAAGAATATTGTCGTATTGGGCTCAGGTGTCAGTATTGTTGCTGTTGCTATTCATACCGCTATGACAGCAGCAGCGGCTGCACCTCCAGAATGGTGGATAAAGATTTATCCATATCTCGTAGGGGCAGCAGCAGGCATGGCTGCTGTAGCAAAATTAACAAGAGAGAAGTAATATGAGAAATATTAAATACATTGCGGTTCACTGTACCGCAAGCCATCAGTCTATGACGATTGAGGGCTTAAAGCAAGAGTTCAGGCGTAAAGGCTGGGTTAATCCAGGTTATCATTATGTGGTGTCGCCAGACGGCAAGATTACCCAGCTTCTTGATGAAGACAAAGTAAGCAATGGCGTTAAGGGTTTTAATTCAGTTTCAATCAATGTTGCTTATATAGGCGGTATTGACACTAATGGTAAACCCACTGATAACCGTACAGACGCACAGAAAGCAAGCCTGCGCTCGCTGCTAAAGATGCTACATAAGAAGTACCCTACAGCGGTTATTCAGGGACATCGTGATTTCTCTCCAGACTCGAATAAGGATGGAAAGATAACTCCTAACGAGTGGATGAAAGCTTGTCCGTGTTTCAATGCTAAGGAAGAGTATGCTAACCTTTAGCAACAGATAAAACGATTAGATACTTTGTATAGATTAAATTTGTGCAAACCATTTTGAACTGATATGAAGAAATTTTTGTGGGGTATTATACCCGTAATCATTCTTGCGTGTGTTGCGTTTTTCCTTGGCAGGGGAACACAACGCACAGGGGGAAAGCCTTTGCACGAGACTATCACAGACACGGTGCGCTATGTTGATACTATTAAGTACCATGAGCCTGCACCAGTATTTGTGAAGTCTAATGGGACTACAAAGGTATCTATTAGCGTAGCCCACTTAAAGGAAACTTTGAGAAATGCTATACTTGATACCTTACCACGCATTAGAGCAGATACTTTAGAACAGATAGTATTATGTGAAAAAGACCAAGATAGTATACAAATAGAATTACCCATGCTACAATCCGTATATAAGGATAAAGACTATACGGCATATATTAGTGGTGTAAATGCTCGACTTGACAGCATTTTCGTCTACCCAAAGCGTGAGGTAATAACAATAAGGAAGCCTCCTAAGCATTGGCATATAGGTATATCCAGCGGATATGGGACAACAGTACAAGGATTTAAGCCCTATATTGGAATTGGAATTACATACTCTCTAATCTCTTTCTGATGGAAACGATAACCATAACTATTTCACAGAGCGATGTGTACAATGAAGTTGCAAAAGCAACGGATTACACAGGTTCAAAACTAATAGACGGAGATGAGAATGCGAGAAATCGCATTCTTGCCGTTGATGATGATTTCAAGGAATTGGGTCGATTCTGGGATGAGAGTGTAACAGCCGTGAATGAGGACTTGAAAGAAATGCTTGTGAGCGGTGCAACCGATGTAGATAAGAACTACAAGGCAGAATTACAAGTAAGCAAATCGTGGGACAAGACATTGCAGGAAAGTGTTCAGAGTTCGCTGCGTAGTTTCTTTATAGCATCCATTACGGCACAATGGTTTCGATTTGCCAACAAAGGAGAAGCTAAGGAATACTTTTCAACTGCTGGTGAAATCATGCTGAACGTAGAACGACTACTTTATGCTCGCAAGCGTCCTATGTTACCAACAGATTAACAATTTCAAAAAACAAAGATATGCCAACCCCAACATTAGGTGCAAAGAAACCTGTAAGAGCAACTATCAAAATATCGTGGTTGCTTTACGACATTATGAACGAGACCTTTCTTCGTGGTCGTACCATTCAGAACAAAGAGAACCACAAGGAGGTAGCCTCGATGTTTGCCAGTGAGGACGAGGAGAACCGTGAGAAGATACTCCGAAGTATCAAGAAAGGCTTTGCAGAGGTGAAAACCGAACTCGCAGAGTATCTTGATGAAGACGGAACAACCACCGATAATAGTCACTTTGATGGTAGTCACAATCTGGAACTTAACCTTACCATGCCGAGTAACTTCAACGAAGCAGCAACGGCAGGAATTGGTGAAGCTGTTCATGACTATCTGAAGAACACAGCTATTGCTGAGTGGTATCTTGTTACGAACAAAGCAGATGCAGAGCAGTATATAGCTCTTGCAACTCGTAGCATGGCTTCTATTCAACAGTCTGTGAGCAAACGCAGCAGACCAAAGACACCGACAGATTAAATATAAAGTTTATGCAGGCAGACGAAAGCAATATCCTTGGCTGTTACACAGATAAGAACGGCAATATAGAGGCAGTGCTTGGTTTTAAGCGTAGCCAGTTGTTGTATGACATCGAAAACTACTCCTATATCGAAGGTCATATTATGCAGACAGACAACCTACACGCCAAGCATACAGTGCAAGATGTTGGCGAAGAGGGTAATGTGAACAGGATTACGCGATTACTTGATTTGACAGTAGCTCAATGCAAGGAGTTGCTATATCCATACACAAAGAATGAGATTAGCAACCATGAGCTTGATAATGTCTTGAAAGAGCAGCCTACCTACGGCATTGTCCTTAGTCTTCCTGCCGACTTCTCTCAGACAACACTCAACTTGTTATCAAAGCTTATCCATGAGTATATCGTTTGTTATACAGTGGCAGACTGGATGAGTATTACCAATCCTGCTAAGGCTGAAACTTGGGCGGTCAAGGCAGAAGATATGGAAAGACAGATACGAGTAGCATTGCATAGCAGGGTAAATAGAGTACGTCGTCGATTGTCTGTATTTTAATATAGAAACATAGATAATTGAACAAGGGCAGCCCTGCATCACGCAGAACTGCCCTTTTATTATGGACATATAAAAAAGAAGTTATCTTATTTGATTTATAAGTCGTGGAGTATAGGAAACAGACGCACCGACTAATGTTTCACCAATAGAAAGGTTGGTTATTACGACAATACGGAAATACTTGTAAGGGGTTCCACGGAAGCCTCTTAGATAATGTTCCTTAGCTGAATGTACGAGATGCCAGTTGATATTGTCTCGTGAGCCGTACAGAACTACCTGTACTTTTCCTTTGCCAAAAAGTCCACGGAGGAACACTGTATCGAATGTTTTAAGCATTGAGGCGACATCCAACTTTATAGGTCGAGTTACAAGCAAGCCTTTCTGATGTGTTTCAGTAGAACGTGATAAGTCCACAAGGCAGTTGTTTGTCACCTCCTGTTTACCATTACTACCAGCCGTTTTTACCTTTGCCATAGCATAGGCATTGGGATAAGAGTTTATTGCAGAGGTGAGCGATGAGGCAACGATACCCCATAGCTTGGACTTCATGGAGAACACATAAGCATAGTCCTTGTTTGCATTGAAGACAACAATGCGCTGATTTACATAGTCGTAAGACATACGAGAACCTTTACGAAATTCTGAGAAGGTACAATCTACTTGAGGGATACCGTCTGGGTAGAGTTTAGACAGCCCAGGTAGACGGTCAAGTGAGAAGAAATCGTTACCATTAATTATATCGGTCAGACATTGCGTCTGTGAACCAGATATTTCCATTATACCCCTATCAGTAGCGAAGAGCACGGCAGTATCAATCTGCGTGATACTGTCTGAAGATATGCACACGTCACGTGTGATAGGTTGTTTGGCAGAGTAGCCACCTGATGAGTTTACCTCTAATGCCCATACACCCTCATCTGTAAAAGCATATAGTGGGAACTGTCCGAACTGACCCTGTGATAGTGCTTTTGCAGCAGTCGATATACCCAATATCTTACCTGTCCCAACAGTGTTTATACCTGTAACAGGAAAATAGAAAGGATTATTTACTTCGGAAGTGTATATCTTATTAGGAATTTCAATCGTCCGTTCTTCTTCGCTGGAAGTAGTTGGCGAATTATATGTTCGCTTCTCTAAATCATTCCAACCGCCATAGTAGAAAGCGCCATTAAGAAAGGCATGCCGTTCAAGTGGTACTTCGTAGAATGTTCCAAAGTAGTCCCATGCTGTTACAATTGCTTTGTATGCATTTCCATTTGGATAGTAAAGGAATAGAACTGGGTTCTCATAACCAAATACACCAGCTTCACCATGCACGATTATATCTTTTCCATCCTGTTTGATAAAAACATAAACAGAGATATTGATTGTCTTGTCTAAAATGGTAGAAGAAGTATCAGACCAGTGTTTCACGTATCCATCTGTGAAAGGCAACATTGCTCCAGCATTAAATCCATCAAAAAGTTTCTTTCTGATATTAGCAAGATTAACTCGAGCATTATAACCAAAAGCATACTTTGGTATAATTTTGTCGTGGCTGTCATAATCATCGGTCATAACCTCTCTATTGACCAGAGATTGCAAATAGTCTTCTTCAATATTAAGTAGAGTGCGTGTTGTAGTAAGCTGTTCTATCTTAATACTTTCGAGAAAGTAGAAGTTTGAACAGTTACGAACATCTTCCTTTACCGTCGAAGAGTCTTTGCGAGGAAGTCCAAGTATACCACCAGGACGTGTACCGAGATTATCTTTATCAAATGTCATCTGATAAAGATAACCCATATCTTTCTTTTGATAGCGCAAAGGATATTTGGTTTTATCTGCAGCTTGGTTAGTATGTTTGCAAATACTATATCCCCACGCCTCATTGCCATACTCGTCATAATTGAAGAATTTATCACACTCTCCATTTTGGTCGTAGGTGTATATTGGCTTTGATACAAATATATCAACAGATTTAACAATATCAGTCCAGTCTTTCAGTAAGTCTATATCACTCTGTTTAATGACAGCATAATCCAAAGAGTGTAACATTCCAACAACACGAACATCCGCCCTGTTCAAACCGTTCTTGCCATATATATGCCGCCACAATACAATAGGAGCGCAGCTCGTGGAACATACCATGAGGACTGGAGCAGAGTGCCTGATGAGGTTACCGTCATACAGGCGATAAGCGTATCTCACAAGAAAAGGAAAGATGAATTTACCTTTATTAGTTGACCTGTCAGCTATGAATTTGTTTACTTTAGCCAACACTTGTGATGTTATTTTTTTCTTGTTTTCATCGGTGAACTCATTGTAGCTAACATAACTACTTCCACCTTCCTTTATCTTTGTTTCCCAGCTAAGGTTGTCAAACTCAAGAGTAAACTCGTCAGTACGCTGCATCTCCCCCTGCAAGCCAAAAGAAATAGGCAATTCTGGAATATCATTTCCAAGGAATAGATAACCAGAAGTATCACCTTTCCAAAGGAAGTAGAACATACCAGCATCTGTAAGGGCTATAAGAGTGTTGCCTACTCCCACTACTTGATACAACTCTTTGTCGCCTATACTATACAAGTCAGTGAAGTTGCTACCGTCTATTGTCCACAGCAGTTTCTTGTTAGCAGTATCAATGATGATATAATGTGTATAGGTTGTAGCCTTATGTACATATATTACCTTATGGTTCTCCCCAAGATTGAATACCACCTTAGGCGCAAGCAGTGCTTTGTATGCTCCATCTTCATTGATGAGATTGTATGCCTGCGTGAGTTCTCCGTCTGAACATTCATAATCAGACGGAACAGCAGTATAACCAGTGAAGCGTATATCCTTTTCCATTTCTTTCCAATTCTTGCAAGATTTTAAAGTATTTGCAAATATAGTTATCGTATAAGGTTGTTCGATTTTATCTTTTGGTGGTTGAGGCTACCAATCAAACTTGCTCCATGCAAACCTTTTACGGTGTTGCAAGTAATTCAAATCATCTTGGTATGTATAAGCCTCAACTTCAAATGAGATATTACGATATGCCTTATGCCAATTGCAGAAATAGAGCAACGCAAATAGGAACTCAAGTATATATAACAGATAGAAGCCGACAAACCACAGTTCCTTTTCTTGTGCATAATGTATGCACTCGTGATTGTAATCTACCGCTGTGAAGCGTTCTTTTGCCTCTGCCCTTACGATTATCCACTTTAGTAGCATTATCGCCTTGTAGGGGCGTGGAGGAAAGTGTTTGCTGTATATAATCTTCATGCTTATGCCTCCCTTTCCCAGCAATTCTCTGATACCTTCTTGAAGCCTTTAAGCTTCATAACTTCATCATATTTCTCTTGTAAAATGTTAAATACACGGTCATAACACATACCTACATATGCAGAGACAAGGTTAGCCCATTCATCGATGATAGGCGTCCAGTATGGAAATACTTTTGCAACTTTACGCAAATCATCTAAACTTAATCCTGCAAACTTGCTAAGATGGTAACAGCGTGAGAAATCATCTGCATCGTGGGGAATATCGTAATCCCAACAGTTATTACCATTAACACATTGAGGGCACATCAACGCTACCCACATCGTTCTTGATGATACGCCAACATTATGTGTACCAATCCATTCAATCATTTTTTCCTTGTCCATTGTTTATCTCACTTTTTAAGTTCCTCTATCAACAAGTCTGCTACCTGTACGCAATCATGGATATAAGATACTATGCTCACATTCCCCATCGGCGTAGAAAACGAATTGGCTACTATATCCTTTACTATCTCGTAGCGTCGTTGTTCCCAATCAATAGTTTTTTCTGTATCAGGTATTATCTCTGTATCAGGTATTATCTCGATATCACCACTACTCAATGACATTAGACGTACAATTCCGTCATTCCCATAACATTGAATAGTCATGTGTTCTGTCGAAATAGCGAGGATTGTTACTATTTCTCCTGTTTGTATAATTTTTGCTTTCATATCTTATTCTCCTATTTCTTCGTGGTATAGTCGCAAGGCTTCTCGAACACGCTTTGCGGCTTCAACGGTTTGCTCTTGAGTACGGAAATAGTTGTATGTTTTCCATAAGTAATCTACAGATGCAGGGGTACCCTTACTGACTATACTCTCATCTTGATGTAGATTCAGGAAGTAGATTGTTTCTCCTTCTTTTGCTCTCCATCGATTCAATTCTACGCACTTCTTTTCTGCGTTCCACAGCCATCCTTTTTCTTTCATCTTGTTAAATAGTTGACGTTTTTCTTCTTCGGTGGCGTGACGAGTATATGCAAGTTCACTGATATTGAAAAACCACGTCCTACTAATCTCTCCATTAGGACGTAACATAATGTGATAACAGCAGAAATCCGTAGAAGTCTTAAAGAAAATGAAAGGGCATTCCACATTATCTATAACCACAACAAGCACATCTCCGTCCTTGAACTTCTGCGCTTTCTCTATTTCTACACCCTCACCCTTTATGATTGCCTTGCAACCCTTAGGAATGGTGATTGTATCACCGCATTTTAATTTAACTTTCATGTTTATTTTGTTTTATATATTTTCTCTATAGCTTTAAATATCTCGAATGCCACTTGTGGTACCCAGGCATTTCCTAACGCTTCGATGCTTTTGCTTCGCCATTTTGCGAAAGAAAGGGTAAGGTCAGCCACTCTAAAGGATAGCCCATCATCTCTGTTATATACAGGGGATTGAGTTGGGAAGTTCCGCCACCAACTTTGTGGGCAATCTGCTCTGCCAAATTGGCTTTCGGCTTGCCATGTTTCTTCAGGGCGTCCATTGTCATACCTGAGCGCATTCCATCCTTTGCCATTGGTGTTAAAAGAAGTCCGGAACATGCCATTGCCGTCAGTCCTTTCCCCATTTGACTGTTTGCATTGTACTTTGTTGTCCACTTCGTTCCCTCCGA